AAAATTTACCTTCAATACTGAACGCTAATGTGGGCAATACAAAAACGACACTACTGTTTAATCGTGTGTATACATTCATGTGTTCTTCTCCTTAACAATCCCCATAACTTCTCCCATATCCTGCTTCGCAGTTCAAAGGTAACTCTTGTGCCCATTTGGGGCGTAGCCGCATACACAACTCTACATATTCTTTAGCAGTCTCAACCTCATGCTCCGGGACAATACAAGCGATAGCGTCATGCACTGTCATTACTACTTTATATTTCTTAGCTACCATGAGCATCTGCTCACCGATGATGATTCGCGCTAGTGCTTGGCAGACATTCTCAATTAACTTACCGCCATAGATTCTGTTGGGTATAACTGCTTTACCCTTCTTGGTGTCGTATACAAGTTCAGCCTTCTCGCTGTCCTCGCTCTGATACATACGCAAGTTGGGGTAGCGAATATACAACCCGTTGGGTAGGTATATGCCTTGCTTGCCGTGAATCTGCAAAACACCGCCCCGACCTAGCTGAGTCATTTGCCCTTGGAGTATGGCTTTGAGCGCATAGCCCGCATCTTTCCATAGTTGAGTAATTTTCGGATATGTATTTCGGTACGTATTGATAATTCGCTGTGCTTCTTCAATCTCAACTTCAACACCAAAATTTTTAAGTTGCGCTTGAAACTTTGTCGCCCCCATGCCGTAGCCCGCTCCAAGAATCGTCGTTTTACCGACAAATCGCTCATCCTTTGTAATCTCTTCGATTCTCTTGCCATAGATAGCCGTTGCCATGATTTTGTATACATCTTCGCCCTCCTCAAATGCTTTTACTAAGTCGTCTTGTCCCGCCAACCATGCGAGTGTGCGGGCTTCAATCTGTGATGAGTCTGAGTCAATCATCATGTAGCCTTGTGGGGCTCTGATCGCCCTCTTGAGCATTGACCCCCTCGGTAGGTTTTGTAGGTTTAGTTTGTCGTCTCCGCCCCATCGTCCAGTATGCGCCGCGTAATATCTAAGCGGGACGGGCATTGTGCCTCTGTTAGCAATACCAATGAATCGCTCTGTCCGTGTCTCTTCAATCGTAGACTTCATGCCCAACCGCGCTGTGGCTAATGTTTGTACAACTGGGTTTACATGGTCAAGTAACTCTTTGAACCCTTCGTCTGTCTTAGCGAAAGCGTAGGTTTCTTTGCCCGTAGTGGGGCTCTTCTTCATCGGGGGCACAACGCCATTCGCAAAAAGTAACTGAGCAAACTTGGGGTTGCTCATCAGGTCGTCTTTATCGTAGTGGGCGAGCAACTTAATCTTTGTAGATTGAATCAGGAGTAGGTGCTCGTCCAGTAAGTCCCCATCCAAAACGAGTGTAGGTTCTGTAAACATACGTATGGTTAAGTCAATCAACCTTAGCTCCGTTGCGGGGAAGTTGTTGCTCATAAGCAAGAATATGGAGTAGGTCAGCTTAACGTCGTTCTTGCAATACTCCCCATAAGTAGCTAGATGCGTAGGAGTAAAGTCCTCACGGCGCAGGCCCTTGGCATCCTCTACTTCTGTGCCTTTGACCCCTACGTTGTAATGCGAAGCTAATACTTTGAGGCTACCGCCCACCTCTGTCCCATGTAACGCACGCCCCATCGAGAGCGTGTCAAGCCAACCCTTGGGTTTGATGCCGTAGACCCAGTTCAAAATTGCCCCATCAAACATTGCGTTGTGGGCTAGGGCAAGAGAATTGTCCCAATCAAATTGGTCAAGGAACTGGTGCATGGCCTCATGGCTTCCACTAAACCATGCCGGTTCGTTGTCGTTTACCTGTATCGAAACACCTATAACTTCAAAACGCTGATCCCTCACGTATTCCTCAGTGGTCTGCTTGGCGAAACCTAGGTCGGCAGAGTAGTAGGTTTCAAAGTCGATTGTGAGGATGTTCATTTGTATCTGCCGTCCTTGCCTATTGGGGGTTGTATTTGTTGTGGGTCGTATTCGGACTCTTCCCCCATGTTCGCTAATATTGCTTCCAGAATCTTGTTCTCTAGGGATTCTTCGTTAATCACAAGTGTCCAACCACCAGCGCGGTCGATTTCTCGTAGGTTCTTTTCTTGTAGCGCAGTAGGCACGCCCCTACCCGCCTTGGCTTCTACGCCCAAGAAGTATCCGTTGTGACACACAAGGAAGTCGGGCACACCGCTATTGCCTAACCCTGTGCCTATCGGCATAGCGTAGTAAGCCCCGTGTGCTTTAAGGATTGTTTTGATTTTGGCCTTGACCTTGGCCTCAGGAGTTTGCGCCATCTAACCCTCCAATTTATTTTCGAGGGGTCAGTCTAACACAGTGATTTGACTTTGTCAACTACGGACAATAAAAAAGCCACCGATAGGTGGCTAGGATATACCCTAACAATGTTAGGGAGGTTGGGGGGTTGATAGATTACGTGCCCCCCGTCACGCCAAAGGCTCAAGCAGAGCAAAATTCTTAGGGGGACTCTGCTTGAAAGAGACACCGCTCGCATCTACCCGCTAGGTGTCCCCCAATTATGCTACCCCCTTAGATTAGTTCAACTTTTGAATCGCACGATTGAGATACCACTGTGCCTTCTTCAAGTCCTCTAACTTGTTGCCCTTGTGGTCGGCTCTTGCTATGTATTTCACAACATTACCAAGGTTATAGCCTAACTCTTTCGCCTCAATGAAGTCGATAGTTTCTATCCCGCCCGCCTTGTAGTGCGGAGGATGGTTGACCATGTCGGTGTGGTGCGTTGCCACAATGTCTTTAGGCTCGGCACTCTGCATACGTTTCTTAGGTTTCGTATGTTGAAGCACTAACTCCGCTATGCGCTCGGGTGTTATGTGTGTGACTGTATCTACTGCCGTAGGCATAGCAGTCTTTGGTGCTGCTTCTTTGCGCATCTTGTAGACAACCTGATGCACATACTGCTGTGTCAGGTTAAGTGCGTCTGCTATTTCCTTCGCTTTCGCAGTTGAGTGCTTGGCGATATACGCACGGATTTTTTGTGACTTGTTTAGTCGTTTCATGCTAACTCCTGTTTGATTGTTGTTTAACGAATTCAGTAAGAACTTCCCTCATCTTGGCTTGCTTTGTATACGCATAGTTGGTGTTGAAATAATCCATCACCTCTATTGGTAGACGCAGGCTCGTGCAGTAGAGTGCGGGCTTCTTACCAAGACCCCTACCCTTGCGTTTTGTTATCGGTTTTAACTCTTCAATTCCTGTTGTCATAGCAGTGCATCCTCATACTTATGGTTTTTCATCTTAATAAATTCTTGCGTTACTTTTTCTAACACTCTTGGGTCTGCCCGCTCGAACGGATTCCAGTCGTTTTTGATTATTAGCGAGATGGTTTCGTCTCTCTTCGTCAATTTCTTCTTGCGGGATAGCGACTTCCCTAGTTGTGAATCGGTGTTCGTTTGCACATTCTCTCCTTCGTGTATGCCCAAATGTGGGTGATGTTGTTGTTTGTTTGACTAGCGTCCATGCACCGCATGTAGGGCACTTCATCTTCTCCCTACCCTAGCACCCCTTCCCGTGCCCTTAGTTACACCCCAATCAGTTGCTTGGTTTCTAACTGAGCGTTGCAAAGCATTCATAGCCATTCGCTTTCTGTTGGTAGATGTTCGATTCCTTTCGTTGTTCATCTCCCTGTCGGGATTCGTGGCTTGCACAGTTGTTGTGTATTTAGACTCTTGCAACTTCTTCAGTAGGGCTACATCATGCTCAGGTGCGTAGTCCCACAGTCGTCTGCTTATCTTCTCTAAATACTGTGCTACATATGGACGTATGAATAATTTCCAAGGGACGTTTTCTTTCGGTGTGCGCAACAAAGGTTCTTCTCTGTCGAACACAAAGCGTCCCGTTACGCTCGTGAACATTTTGTAGGCATCCTCGAGTCTGCCGTCATTGCGCCATGTCTTTATCAGACACGCATCCCAGTATTCTTGGTCGGTGCTCATTCCAACTCCTGTAACTTGTTAAGCGAACTCCAAAAGAACTCTGTGTGCCTTTTGGCATCATCAAACTTATCGTGGTCTACATACTTGCATACATCTCTTGCGTGTTCCACCGCATCAGTTAAGTGCACATACGCCTTAGACCCATACTCGAATCCCATCTCGTAGGCTTCGGTCATAGCATCAATAACTCTCGGCTCTGCACCTGCTATGGCAAGCACAGAAATCATTTCATCTTTTTTCATCATCACTCCCCAACATAAAAATTGCTACGCCAACTATCACTACTACTGCACCACCGAGGCACATTAGCATTACTGCCCATGCGATTGTTTCTAACATTACATATACCCCCATATGAATACTGACACCATACCGATTACCGCTATCAGCGCAAGCAATACCGAGAAGTCGCTGTGCCCTTTGTAGGGGCCCTCAATCGTTAGGTATGGCTCAGTAGTCCTAAGCGTTCGTGAATAGATTTCTGTTGTGTGGTTGTTGTCTAACATTGTTATGCCCCTTCTGTTAATACTACAAAGATTTCATCATTGATACGACACCCTACGCTAGAGACAAAGTGCTCCGCTTCAACTAACTTCAACATACCCAACTTCCCTCTCATCTCAACGGGGAGCGTATTATCATCGTAAATCTGCACATCTTGTCCAATCTTTACCATGTATTTACCCTCATCTTTTATGATAAGTGCTGCTTTGTTATCACCAAACCTGTCACGGATTGATTCAATAGTTAGCATGTCATCTTTGAACTTCTTGGTCTGCTCCATCTTCTTCAGCATGGGCTTCTTCTCGGCTTCAGGAAGTCCGTTCACATGCGCTAAGAAAAAGTGAAAGCCACTTCCCATGATGAAGTTCAGCGCAGACTCTTGCGTCTCCCTCTCGGAGTAACGAAACTCTCTTTGCTTGTCATACTGTTGGTTTTGCATTACCTGTTTTGCCTTGTCATACGCTTTATCTATACGCTCGTTGGGCTTGAGACGAAAGAACATCTTCTTCGCCATGAGGATAGCCTTGTCTACATCCCCTGTGCGGTATGAGGATGTGCGTTCCCTAGCATTACTAATGCGGTCGTTGGTAAGCGAGAGTTTGTAGTCACCTCGGTAATACTGTCGGCTAATCTTGCCAATCTCCTCACCGCTATCAACCACACTGAACCCTACGGGTTTATGGTCTCCTTGGGTATCGGTAACAATGAACCGCCACAATGGATTCGCCATTGCTAAGTTCATTACCAGTCTGCACATATCAATAGGCGGTTGACCTATCGACTCCTGACCCAACTTCTTAGATACGTCGGGATGTAACTCTACATTGCTCAATGCAAATAAATTCATACTAACTGCTTGTGGTGTAGTCATGTTTCTCTCCTTACCATTCAAACTTCTGCAAAATTGCATCTACCTTAGACTTCAATGCACTCCGTGAGTCTGCATCTTCTTTGATACTCTCTATGTCTGCCCCTAACATTGTTAGTTCTAGTTGGCGTCGTGCTTCCTCTAACTTGGGGTCGTTGGTCACATTCAGTTTAGTTAGCAGTCCACACAACTCTATGGGGTTAGAGATAAGTGTGTCG